ATGACAGCACAGACCCCCGAAGAGCTGATTGAGATCAGCTCTGATCTCTTGCGCTCTTTGCACGACAGCCTGCGGCGTGCGCGCCGGATCAGCGAGGATTACCTCGCCCAGTTCGAGGCGGAACAGGACATCAACCCCGACACCGCGCTGCTCAAGCCGCAGATTGCCAAGCTCGATGGCCTGATCCGTGACATCCAGAAAGTGGAGAAAACCCTTGTCGACCGCAAAGACGCCCCTGGTGCCGCCCGCATGGTGGCTTTCGACCTCTGTGCCGCCCGCGATGAGATCGAGCGCCGCTTGGCTGGCCTCTGTGCCGCGCTTCATGACGCAGATCTGGCTGGAGGAGATGGATGACCACACTTTGGCGGCGATGCCCTATGTGTTCGATCTCTGGGCGCTGCCGCATCAATGCGCGCCTGCGGGCAATTGGCGCGCCTGGATGATCCTGGGCGGGCGTGGTGCGGGCAAGACCCGTGCCGGCGCGGAATGGGTGCGGTCCGAGGTGGAGGGGGCAGAACCCCATGGCATCGGTCGCGCGCGTCGCATGGCGCTGGTCGGCGAGACCTACGATCAGGTGCGCGACGTGATGATCCATGGCGACAGCGGCATCCTAGCCTGCTCGCCGCCGGACCGCCGCCCGGAGTGGCGCGCGGGCGAACGCAGGCTGGTCTGGCCCAACGGGGCCACCGCGCAGGCGTTCTCCGCCTCTGACCCCGAGGCCCTGCGCGGGCCGCAGTTTGATGCCGCCTGGGTGGACGAGCTGGCGAAGTGGCGCCGCGCTCAGGATGCCTGGGATATGCTGCAATTCGCCCTGCGTCTGGGCGCGGCCCCGCGCGTCTGCGTGACCACTACCCCGCGCAATGTGCCGCTGCTGAAACAGCTGCTGGCGAGCCCCTCGACCGTCACCACCCATGCGCCCACCGAGGCCAACCGCGCCAATCTCGCGCCCGGTTTTCTGACGGAAGTCCGGGCGCGCTACGGTGGATCGCGACTGGCGCGGCAAGAACTGGACGGTGTGATGCTGGCGGATGTGGATGGCGCACTCTGGACCCCCGGCATGCTGGAGCAGCTCCAGCGTGGCGACAGACCGCCTCTGGACCGGATTGTGGTGGCGGTGGACCCTTCGGTAAGTGCGCATAAGAGGTCTGATGCCTGCGGCATCATTGTTGCCGGGGCGCAGACACAGGGGCCAATTTCCGAGTGGCGCGCCTATGTGTTGGCCGATCACACGGTGCAGGGACTGGGGCCAACCCGCTGGGCGCGCGCGGCGATTGCCGCGCGGGATGCCTACCGGGCTGACCGGCTGGTGGCGGAGGTCAATCAGGGCGGTGCGCTGGTGGGGTCTGTCTTGCGGCAGGTTGATCCCTTGGTGCCCTTTACGCCGGTCCACGCCAGCACAGGCAAGGTGGCACGGGCGGAGCCCGTGGCGGCGCTCTATGAGCAGGGGCGCGTGCATCATGCACCGGGCCTGCAAGAGCTGGAGGAGCAGATGTGCCTGATGACGGTGCAGGGCTATCGCGGTGATGGCTCTCCCGACCGCGTGGATGCGTTGGTCTGGGCGCTGCATGCGCTGATTATCGGCCCGGCAGAGCAGCATCGCTGCCCTAAGATCCGCCGCCTGTAATACCCTGTGAAACGCCCGCCTCGCGCGGGCGTTTTGCTTTTCTATCAGAGGTTTGTCGTAGGGTGTTGCGCCCCCGGCGCGCGCCCTGATGGCGGGATGTTCAAACCCCTGTGGCAGATTGTTTTCCAACACGACGGGCATCGGCCCAAGGCGAAACCGGAACGGCAAAGGAGTGCACCATGGTCTTTGACCTGCTGCGACGCAAGACGGGGCGAGTGGATCAGACGGCGGCTGCGGCCCCGTCGCAAAAGGCCAGCGCTGCGGCGCGGGTGCTGCCCATGGGCAATGGCACGCAGGCCGCCTGGGGGCCGCGCGATACGGTCTCTTTGACCCGGGCCGGGTTTCTGGGCAACCCGGTTGGACATCGCGCGGTGAAGCTCATCGCCGAGGCCGCAGCCGCGCTGCCTCTGGTGCTGCAAAGCACCGAGGCCCGCTACGAGAGCCATCCGCTGCTGGCGCTGCTCTCCCGACCCAACGCCACCCAGGCGCGGGCCGAGATGCTGGAGGCGCTCTATGCCAACCTTTTGTTGTCAGGCAACGCCTATCTGGAGGCGGTCGCGGCTGAGGAGGGCTGGCCCGTCGAGCTGCATGTGCTGCGCCCGGATCGCATGCGGGTGGTTCCGGGGCCAGATGGCTGGCCGGTGGGCTATGACTATGCGGTGGGCGGCAAGACGCATCGCTTTGCCATTGACCCCGCGCGCCCGGCGATCTGCCACCTCAAGAGCTTTCATCCGCTTGACGATCACTACGGTCTGGCGCCGCTTCAGGCTGCCGCCACCGCGGTCGAGGTGCATGGCGCCGCCGCCCGCTGGTCAAAATCGCTGCTGGACAATGCCGCGCAACCCTCCGGCGCGCTGGTCTGGACCGGATCGGACGGGCTGGGGAAGATGGGCGACGACCAGTTCCGCCGCCTCTCCGAGGAGATAGAGGCCAATTTTCAGGGCGCGCGCAATGCCGGACGGCCGATGGTGCTGGAGGGCGGTCTGGATTGGAAGCAGATGGGGTTCAGCCCCTCCGATATGGAATTCCACCGCACCAAGGACAGCGCCGCGCGCGAGATCGCGCAGGCCTTTGGGGTGCCGCCGATGCTGCTTGGGATACCGGGCGATGCCACCTATGCCAACTATCAAGAGGCCAACCGCGCGTTCTATCGCCTCACAGTGTTGCCGCTGGCGAGCCGGGTGGCAGCGAAACTTTCGGACTGGCTGATGCGGTTTGGCGGAGAAGTCCTTGAGCTGAAACCGGATCTCGATCAGGTGCAGGCCCTCAGCACCGAACGCGAGGCGCAGTGGCGGCGCATCACACAGGCGGATTTCCTGACGGAGTCTGAGAAGCGCCAGATGCTGGGCCTGCCGCCGCGCAGCGTGGAGGGGCCGGATGACTGACTACCCGTTGCCGCCCTTTGACTGCGCACCAAGCCAGCGACTGAGTGCCCATGAACGCGTGAGCGAAATCCGTCAGGAGGCGCTGAAACGGCGTCTGGATCGGATGGAACGGATGATGGAGCGGCTGGAAAAACGGCTCTGGATCACTGTCTACGGCGTTGCCGCCGTGATCCTGGCGCAGGCCTTTCAGGGCTTTTTGTCGGTGCAGTTGCCCTGAGCGATAATCAAGACATTTCAGAAAGGTAGAGCGTGATGCTGACAGATCATGAGCCCCGGCTCGAGACCAAATTCGCCCGCTTTGGCGAGGCGCTGTCCCTAAGCGCCGGAGAGGTGATCGAAGGCTATGCGAGCCTCTTTGGTACACCCGATCAGGGCAAGGATATCGTCACTCGTGGCGCCTATGCGGCCTCACTCGCGGCGCATCACTCGCGCGGCAGCAAGGTCAAGATGCTCTGGCAGCATGACCCGAGCCACCCCATCGGCGTCTGGGACGAGATCCTTGAGGACGACACCGGCCTGCGCGTCAAAGGGCGTATCCTCACGGAGACCCAAAAAGGCGCAGAGGCCGCCGCCCTTGTGCGCGCCGGGGCCATCGAGGGGCTGTCGATCGGCTATCGCACCGTGAAGGCGACCCGCGACAAGGAAGGCCACCGGCGGCTGGAGGAACTGCAACTCTGGGAGGTGTCGCTGGTGACCTTCCCGATGCTGCCCTCGGCCCGACTGTCGCGGCTTGCCCGGCGCGAGGCGGAGGCGGCGAAATCCGACGCTTCCGATGCGGGCCTGCGCGCCCTCGCGGACGCCCTGCGTGCGGCCACCAGACCCTAACCCCCGAAAGAGGATCAGAGATGACAGATCATCCATTCACGGGCCACGCGCCCGAGGATGCGGCGACCCCGCCGCAGAATGTGGCCACGGAAGTGAAACAGGCCGTTTCGCAATTCGTTCAGCATTTCAAGGGGTTTCAAGACGACGTGACCGAGAAACTCAAACAGACGGAAGAGCGTATGACCATGTTGGATCGTAAAACCCAAACCGCGGCCCGGCCGCATCTGGCGGCGGCGGAGGTCGATGGCGCGCCGCATCAAAAGGCCATGCAGGCCTATCTGCGCCATGGCGACGAGGAGGGCTTTCGCGGCCTCGATATGGGTACCAAGGCCATGTCGACGGCGGTAAATTCCGATGGCGGTTTCCTTGTCGACCCGCAGACCTCGGATGTGGTGAAATCGGTGCTGCAATCCACCGCGTCGATCCGTGCGGTGGCCTCGGTGGTCAATGTGGATGCGACGTCTTTTGACGTGCTGATCGACCATTCCGATGTGGGCGCGGGCTGGGCCACCGAGACCGGCTCGGTTACGGAAACCGGCACGCCGTCTATTGACCGCATTGTGATCCCGCTGCACGAGCTTTCGGCCTTGCCCAAAGCCTCGCAGCGACTGCTGGATGACAGCGCCTTTGATATCGAGGGCTGGCTGGCGGGGCGGATCGCCGACAAATTCGCCCGCGCCGAGGCGCAGAGCTTTATTTCGGGCGATGGGATCGACAAACCCACCGGCATCCTGACCCACCCCACGGTGGACAATGACAGCTGGAGCTGGGGCAATATCGGCTATGTGGCCACCGGCAGCGACGGCGATATCGGCTCGGCGGATGCGATCATCGATCTGGTCTATGCGCTGGACGCGCGCTACCGCGCCGGGGCGAGTTTTGTGATGAACTCCAAAACTGCCGGTTTGATCCGCAAGCTGAAGGACGCCGATGGGCGATTCCTGTGGTCCGATGGTCTTGCGGCGGGCGAGCCTGCGCGGCTGATGGGCTATCCGGTGTTGGTGGCCGAGGACATGCCGGATGTGGCCTCTGACAGCCTGTCGATTGCCTTTGGCGACTTTGGCGCAGGCTACACCATTGCCGAACGCCCGGACCTGCGCGTCCTGCGCGACCCGTTCTCCGCCAAGCCGCATGTGCTGTTTTACGCCACCAAGCGGGTGGGCGGCGACGTCAGCGACTTTGCCGCGATCAAGCTGATGAAATTCGGGCTGAGCTAAGCGCTTAGGCCCGGATGACGGGGCCGGCAGCCCGGCTCCGTCGGCGGGTGCGTGCCTCATGGGTTTGTCGTCCAGCTGCTCCCTCCGTCCGAGCGGCAGACCCGGTGCGCACCCGCCCAAGGGACGGCGCGGCAGAGACCGCGCGAGGGAGACAGATTTTCAGCGGAGAGAGCCGATGATTTTGCACGAACTGACCCCGCTGCCCGACAGCATGTTGCCGCTCGCGGCCTTCAAGGCGCATCTGCGTCTGGGCACCGGCTTTGGCGAGGAGGCGTTGCAGGACGCGGTGCTTCTGGCCTTCTTGCGCGCCAGCCTCGCGGCGATCGAGGCGCGCACCAACAAGGCGCTCTTGACGCGCGACTATGAGTGGCGGCTCAATGCCTGGCCCCGCGTGGTGGAGCTGCCAGTGGCGCCGGTCTCCGCCGTCTCGCAGGTGGCGCTGGTGGATCAGACCGGCGCGGAGACGGAGGTGCCCGTCGCGGCCTATGCGCTGGCACCCGACGCCCATGCTCCGCGCCTGACGCCGCGCACGTCAGTCTGGCCGATGATGCCCTCGGGGGGCGGCGCGGTGATCCGCTTTACCGCCGGGATGGCCGCCACATGGGACGCGCTTCCGGCCGATCTGGCGCAGGCGGTGATGTTGCTGGCGGCGCATTATTACGAGTATCGCGATGATACTTCGCTGCATGTGGGCTGCATGCCCTTTGGCGTGGCGAGCCTCTTGGACCGGCACCGCATGCCGCGCCTGAGCCTGTCTCGGAGCGGGGTGCACTCATGAGCGCGCCGCGATTGAACCGCCCACTGCGGCTGGAAGATCCGCAAGCGACCAGCGATGGCGCGGGTGGGTTTGACATCACCTGGGTCGAGCTGGGCCAGCACTGGGCCGAGGTTGACGCACTGACGGGCCGCGAGAGTGGCCGACGTGGCACCTCCGTGTCGCTGCAGCGCTATCGGATCACCCTGCGTGCCGCCCCGGTGGGATCAAAGGCACGCCCCAAACCGGACCAGCGGTTTCGCGAAGGCAGCCGCATCTACAAGATCGACGCCGTGGCAGAGCGCGACATGGACGGGCGTTACCTCATTTGTTTCGCAACAGAGGAACTGGCCACATGACCTATGCGCTGTCTCACAGCCTGCAAACCGCGGTCTACCAGCACCTGATCAACGATGCCGCGCTGGCGGCCGAGGTGGGCACGGCGGTCTACGACATGCTGCCTGCGGGCACACTGCCGGGGATCTATGTGACCCTCGGCGCGGAGAGCGTGCGGGACCGATCCGATGTCACAGGCGGCGGCGCGTTGCATCGCTTTACCGTGACAGTGGTCGCCAATGCGGCCGGGTTCAGTGCGGCCAAACGCGCGGCGGCGGCGATCTCCGACGCTCTGGTGGATGCGCCGCTGACCCTGACGCGCGGGCACCTGGTGGGGCTGTGGTTCGACCGCGCCAACGCCAAACGGCTGAGCAACGGGGATCGCTCTATCGCGCTGCGGTTTTCCGCACGTCTCGAAGACTCCTGACTGAAATTCAACGCATTAGCAGAAGGACCTCACCCATGAGTGCTCAAAACGGCAAGGATCTCCTGATCAAGGTGGACATGACCGGCACCGGCAGTTTCACCACCATTGCAGGCCTGCGCGCCACCCGTATCAGTTTCAACGCCGAGAGCGTCGATGTGACCAGTCTCGACAGTGCGGGCGGCTGGCGCGAGCTTCTGGGCGGTGCGGGTGTGCGCTCGGCCAACCTCTCGGGCTCGGGCGTGTTTCGCGATGCGGACACCGACGAGCGCGCGCGGCAACTGTTCTTTGATGGCGAGACCCCGGCGTTTCAGGTGGTGATCCCGGATTTCGGCACCGTCGAAGGGCCATTTCAGGTCACAGCACTGGAGTACGCGGGCAGTCACAATGGCGAGGCCACTTATGAGCTGTCGCTGGCGTCCGCCGGTGCGCTGACCTTTACGGCGGCCTGAGCCATGGCAAACCCCTATGCAGGCGAAGTGACACTGGTGCTCAACGGCCAGCCACAGGTGCTGAAGCTGACACTGGGCGCGCTGGCGGAACTTGAAGCGGAGCTGGGCGAGGGGGACTTGATCTCCTTGGTGCAACGTTTTGAAACCGGTCGGTTTTCCTCGCACGACATGTTGGCGCTTTTGGCGGCGGGGCTGCGTGGGGGCGGATCTGACATCAGCCGCGCAGATCTGGCGCAGGCCGAGATCGAGGGCGGCGTGATGCAGGCCACCAAGGTCGCGGCGCAATTGTTGGCGCTGAGTTTCGCGCTGCCCTCGGGGGATGCATGAGCCGTGCCGCGATGCTGGACTGGCCCGCCCTGATGCGGGCCGGGATGTTGGGGCTGCGGCTGACCCCGCGCGAGTTCTGGCAGCTGACCCCGGCAGAGCTGCGGCTGATGCTGAACCTTGATGCCAGCACACCACCCATGGACCGCGACCGCCTGAGCCATCTGATGACGCAGTTCCCGGATCAGACCAACGACGTGAACCAACCGGAGTAACCCATGGCAAACACGACAGATTCCGACTTTGAATCCCAGGCGGGGCCGCTGGAGGACAGCCTTGGCGATGCCGCCGGGATGGCGGCGCAGTTCACCGCCGAGATGGACCGGGTGCGCGCGGCCTTTGCGGCCACGCAGGCAGACGCGGCGGATTTTGAAACCGGCCTCAGCCGGGGTCTGCGGCGCGCGATGAAGGATCTGGTGGTGGGGGGCGACAGTCTGAGCGATGCGCTGGAAAGCCTCGCCAAGACGATGATCAACACCACCTTCAACTCCGCCATGCGCCCAGTGACGGATCACCTTGGCGGGTTGGTGAGCGACGGGATCGGCGCGCTGGTGGGTGGCATCCTGCCCTTTGCCGATGGTGCGGCCTTCAGTCAGGGCAAGGTCACGCCCTTTGCACGTGGCGGCGTGGTGTCTTCGCCCACGCATTTCCCGATGCGCGGCGGGCTGGGGCTGATGGGCGAAGCGGGGCCGGAGGCGATCCTGCCATTGGCGCGCGGCCATGACGGCAGCCTTGGGGTGAAGACACAAGGCGGCGGCAAGGCCCCAACCGTGGTGATGCATGTCACCACGCCGGATGTGGCCGGGTTTCAGCGTTCTCGGGGGCAGATCGCAGCCCAGATGAGCCGCATGCTCGCACGCGGAAACCGCAATAGGTAAGGAGGGTAAGTCCATGAGTTTTCACGAAGTTCGTTTCCCGGAGACGCTCTCTTTTGGCTCTGCTGGCGGGCCGGAGCGGCGCACGGATGTGGTGACGCTGGCCAATGGCCATGAGGAGCGCAACACCCCATGGGCGCATGCGCGGCGGCGTTATGATGCGGGGCTTGGCCTGCGCGGTCTTGAGGATATTGCCGCGTTGATTGCGTTTTTCGAGGCCCGTCAGGGCCAGCTCCATGGGTTTCGCTGGAAGGACTGGACCGACTATGCGTCATCGCTGCCGGGGCAGGATGTGACATTCGAGGATCAGCTGATCGCCACCGGCGATGGCGACACCAACAGGTTCCAGCTGGCCAAACGCTATCGCTCCGGCCCGCATGAGTATCTGCGTCCGATCAGCAAACCCGTGGCGGGCACTGTGCGCCTTGGGATCGACAATGAGGCGCTGGTCGAGGGCGTGGATTACAACCTCGACCTGACCACGGGGCAGGTGACGCTGGCCTATGTGCCGGAAATTGGCCGTGAAATCCGCGCGGGCTTTGAGTTCGACGTGCCGGTCCGCTTTGACACGGATCGCATCCAGACCTCGGTGGCGTCGTTTCAGGCGGGCGAGGCCCCGAACGTGCCAGTGGTGGAGGTGCGGGTGTGATGGATCGCGAAGGCTTAAACACGCATCTCAAATCCGGGGCCACCACGGTGTGCCGCGCCTGGGCCGTGAGCCGTGCGGATGGCGAAACGCTGGGGTTCACCGATCACGACCGGGATCTGAGCTTTGACGGCGTGACATTCCGCGCCGGAACCGGCCTCACGGCGCGCAGCCTGATGCAGAGCACCGGGCTTGCGGTCGACAACAGCGAAGCACTCGGTGCACTCAGCTCCGATGCGGTGCGCGAGGCGGATATTGAATCCGGGCGCTATGACGGGGCCGAGGTGCGGGCGTGGCTGGTGAACTGGGCCGACACCACTCAGCGCGCCTTGCAGTTTCGCGGCTCCCTGGGTGAGATCCGCCGTGCAGGTGGCGCGTTTGAGGCGGAGCTGCGCGGTCTGACCGAAGGGTTAAACCAGCCGCTCGGGCGGGTGTTTCAGACGCCCTGTAGCGCGGTTCTGGGGGATGCGGCGTGTAAATTCGACCTCAATACTGCGGGTTATGTCACTGAGGTATCAGTGGAAAACATCGACGAGGGACAGCATTTCACATGGGGTGCGCTCGATGGGTTTGCGCCGGAATGGTTCACCGGTGGGCGGCTTACCGTGCTGAGCGGCGCAGGCGCAGGCCTGTGGGCGCCGATCCGGTCGGACAGCATGAGCGAGGGCCGTGAAATCACCCTCTGGCAGCCGATCCGCGCGGATATTCAGCCGGGAGACACGGTGCGTCTGACTGCAGGCTGTGACAAGCGCATGAGCACCTGTCGGCTGAAGTTCGACAATCTGGTGAACTATCAGGGCTTTCCCGATATTCCCGGCGAGGACTGGATGGTGGCGGTGCCCAAGCGCAATGGCCAGAACACCGGCGGCAGCCGCCGATGAGCCGAGACATCAACACAGAGGCGCTCAATGTGGCGCGGCAATGGCTGGGCACGCCCTATCGGCATCAGGGAGCCACGCGGGGCGCGGGCTGTGATTGTCTCGGGCTGATCCGGGGCATTTGGCGCAGCCTTTATGGCACCGAACCCGAATCCGTGCCGCCCTATACCCGCGACTGGGCCGAACGCGGCACCGAGGAACGCCTGTGGCGGGCGGCGCTGAGGCATATGCAGCCCGTCCAAGACGCCGCGCCGGGGCAGGTGATCCTGTTTCGCATGCATGGGGGGGCTGTGGCCAAACACTTTGGCCTGCAAAGCAGCGCGTCCCGTTTCATCCATGCCTACAGCGGTCATGGCGTGGTCGAGAGCGCGCTGACGCCGGCGTGGCAGCGGCGCATCGTGGCGCGCTTTGCCTTTCCCGCAGAGTGA